AACAAATACGCGGTAGGCACCGAACTGCTGTTATCGGCCAAGGCAAGTGTCACACTTGCTAATGTGTTCCCACCAGCCGTATAAGCCGTCCCAGATACCTCGTTGGAGGTAGTATAGCCAGTAGTATCGGCGCTAATTGACGAGCTATCTGTAAACATTGCAATCTTGAACGTATCCGCACCAATTGCACTCGATCCAGTTCGTGTGTGCGGGGTCCAGAAATGGATGCCCGCCATTGCCTCTGTCTTGAAAGTTCCGCACATAGCGGATGATCCGACTGCCATTACAGCCTCCTTATAATCTCGGCCAAGTCACGATGGCCCTGATTTTTCAGTAGAGCCCAAATAGTAGTTCGCTCACTTTGCGCCACCCTTTTCATATAAAATACTAACACCTCTTTCAGCCTATCCCTATGGGCCATCGCTTGATCCCGTATGACTGGAGGAGCCCCCTCGGAGACAAGCATTATTTTGTTCAGGGTCATCTCCGCTATTTCTTCAGGAGAATGTCCTCTGTTCTCAGTGGTAAACACGAAAACATCGTTCATCTGAGAAGAACCAACCGAATCAAACATTATTGTACGGCCTTCCGGACCCTGTCGTAACGGTACTCATCACGGGTTTGTTTACCCTCGCCTAAATTCTTGAGCCATTGAATAGATTCAATAAATCTGTCTGTATACTCCTTCTGTATATCGGCTTCCCCCTTCATAAAAAGGTACGCCTCGCACAGACTTCCATACAAGAGGCACAGTTCTGCGTTTGTCCCCAACCAACTTGTGCCATCGCCGCTTGTGGTTATAGAAGTTGGGCGGTAAAAATAATGCACTTCCATGGTGTAGTTGCTGTCTGGAGTAGGAGCCAACAGGAATGTTTCCTCATCCCAGTCGGCGTAATACTTAGGGGTCCCTGTTGTTGCTGGATTAGGGGTGTAATCCTGCAACATAGTTGCCTGCTTATAAAGAAGAAATTCTTTACTAGATGAGTTTATAACGCTCAACGAGTTCTGGGATAAGAAGTCTGTCGGCTTGGACAGGTACTGATTTCCAGAAGTGGCAGACCCTTGGGAAGACTTTCTAAAGACATCTAACTGGCATTCTTTCAAAATACGCTCTTCAGCATTCAAAATAAATCTCGACAACTGACTGTCAAAAGTGGTTTCAGTATTCTGAGTGTAATCCTGAATAGCAGTTTTTAGTGTAGTGAAAGTGAAAGCCATGTCATGCACTCACGGTTACGGGGCCCGCAGAGGCATCCCCACCGCCACCTTTTACGCTACCCGTTGTTGCGGTTCCGCTACTTGCGGCAAATGTATAATTGTCGTCATCAACCTTGGTTATAGAGTATCCATCGGAGCTTTCTATGGTACCCGAGGAAAACCCGTCAAAAGAACTCACGGAACGGAATCTAACAGTATCTCCCGTGCTTCTCCCATGTCCCGGTTCCGTAACTGTTATGGTAGCTGACCCACTGCTTCCGGAACGGAACGAATTAAAAGCAAGAAGGACGGTAACCGCAGGCTCCGTTCTGTCTGGGCGAGCATTGCGAAGGGCCTGTGGGTCTCCGGTAGTCTTTATAGGATTTAATTGCGGCTGTTTCGCCTCCCATTCATCTTTCCCAACAAGAAATCCGGTCCATTCCTTACGCATGTGACGTAAGCGATAAGCCGCACCAGAACGATCCGAAATACCCATTGCATGTTTATCAGAGGCATATTTAGCCATCAGGACACCGCACTTACAAAGAGGCGTAGTAAGGAACTAAGTTAAGGCTTGCTATGTCACGATCTTCTTCTGCTGCACGGGTAAACTCTTCTTCGTACAGTCCTTTTAAAATCTGTATTCTTTCAGGAGCTTTTTTCAGGGATATGTAGTAGGCCAAACCTGCCGCCAAGCACGGGTAAAAACGAAAAGGTATCTCGGTAGTATTTACCGCAGCATCCACATCATCTATCCGGACGAGACGATCATAAATAAAAATATCTGTGCTATTCTCGGGAACAGGCCAAATCTTAACTACAGGGGTTATCTGGCGATCCACGTAAAATTGGATGGGCCTCCCCGTAGTAGTTTTGGTAGGGATATTTAGATAGGTGTCCCGAGTTATCCTTGCGATAGATATATCGGAATCACTACGCCGTATTACCCCGGTTAAAATATCAATAGTGGCCTGAGTATCCTCTAAACTTGGGCTAGACGAAATTGTCGTGCTCGCTCCGCTAGTGCCCCCAGTTATGGTTTCCCCAGAGGTAAAGGTTCCCGATGGAATGGTAACCGTTATTGTGGTGGAAGTGGGTTTCGTAATTATAGAAGCCGTGACCGCGCTAGTTCCACCCGTAATGGTTTCCCCAACGCTGAGACTTCCAGAATCCCCAACAGTCGCTGTGATAGTACCTACTGGATATTCGGATATTCCGGAGGCTACTGTTTGACTAACCTGCTTAATGGTCCAACGATTTAAGCCACGGTTAGCCCAATCCGAGAACAATAAATTAAGAGACCTTCGAGCCGTGGCGGAATCATAACCTGTCCGAAACTCCAAACCACAACGTTCAAAAGCCTCTTCTATATAGTCTGCTACATTGGGCTCAAAATCCTTAGATCCGGAGACAGCCATCGTATTTCAAACCCTTCATCAGTATTCCTTCAGGCAGTGGATAACCACGGAATAAGTGTCGCCACTAGTGTGACCCACCGTAGTAAATTGAATATCCCCCGTTTTCCCTCCAGAAGCTGCCACGTTAGGCAATCCGCTAATGTCCGAATAATCAAGAGTATCTGAATAATCCGCAGGAAGCTGTGCCGCAATAACGTCAGTGGAGGCATCCCAAAGGATCTTCACGCCCATGCCGACGTTAGTAAACACGATCTTCTTAATCCTGACACCAGTGCAAGCCGTTCCATCCTGACGAGAGGAGAGAGCGGAAACATCCACTTTTGTAACCGCTGCTTCTCCACTCCCATCGCTGGTATTGGTGCAGTAGATTATGGCGTCTCTCGCACCATCTATAACCGTGGTGGTTGTTACAGCATCAGCCATGATCTACTCCTTAATTTCACCAGATAACACTGCCATTCTCCTCTTCGATCTATGCAATCTGCACGTATTCGATAATGAACGTAAAGGAGCCTGCGGTGGTGGCGTCTGCCGTATTGGTGATGTTGCAGTAAATCGTCCTTGCTGCGGAAGTATATTGCACAGAGGCGGGAGCCGTTGTGCCACTTTCAGTCTGCGCAACCAAAGAAGGCAACGTGACATTGCCCACTACAACAGTCGTGCCGCCATCCAAAATCTGATCCGTTACAGCCGCCACAATCTGTGCGCCGGAACTGGAAGTACCAACCTCATAACCAATATCGCCTGTTCCAATTACGGGAGCAGTCGCGCAAAAGATTTTGATGTTGGTCATAATTGTGTTGGCGGGTTGAGTAAACTCACCAATAGCAGGACTATCGCCCGCCGTTGAATTAACAGTAACGCCTGTCGCATAACCGACATGCTTGATGTACTTGTTTGTGAAAATACCAGTAGAAGCAACAGAAGAAGTTTCAGTAACTGTCCCGGTTGTTGCAGCGATATTTATAACTTTAAACCCGTTTTCAGAACGAACGGGACCATTAAAAGTTGTGTTAGCCATCTGGCTGCCTCCTTACAAAGGTTTCGCCCTAGAGTCTTGTAAGCGTCTGCTGGGCCAGTCGCTAGGGCTAACTATCCCAGAAAAGGTGGGAGGAGGCTAACCTCCTCCCGTGTCTTTTCCTGTCGTCTAAGCTCCAGGTGATCCAAAGATCCCGCGTGGGTCAGACCAACCGAACGCATAGCGTTCGCGAGCCTTATACCGCACGTTACCTGTATCAAAATCACCTTCCATGGAAGTACGAACTGCCGTCCGGTTGAAGCCTTTCAACCCGTTGGGCGCGTCCGTCTTAATGAACCACGCATCGGTGTCCGTCAAGAAGTGGTTAACGGCATAACCGCCAGGAAGCATTCCCATGTTTCTTACAGCGTTTATGTCGTTATCCGCCGTTCCCGGACGGAGTGTCGATTCAAGGAGACGATCCGTAGTAAACTGAAGTTCCTTCGGAATAATCAATTTAGTACCGCTGACAGCTACCTTCAGTCCACGTTCATCCACAAAACCAGCAATATCAATGAGAGCCTGCTCCAGGCTGGTCTCATTAAGATCTGCTGCCGTGGAAAGCTCGTTACGGAAAGTGCTGCCATTGGCGAGTGTATGTGCCGTGGAACAAAGTTCCAGACCATCGCCGCCCGTGTAGCTGCTGTCAAAAGCATTGTTAAGAACTGACGCACCCTTAACCTGCTTCGTCTGGCTCATGCTACGAGCAAGGGCCTTCGTGTAACGGCTGGCAAGCCGATCATAAAGGTTATCCTCAATAGCTTCTTCCGTAATGGAGAACGCCAAGGCAATTGTCTCCATCGTGTAACGGGCCGTGTACACTTCCTGGGCATCGTCAAATGATACCGCCGACCCCTCAGATTTGGTGGGTGCCGATCCAAAACCGGATAGCATCACCTCTTCCTCAAAAGCACGATCAGAGCTTTCCATAGAAAAGATCTCTTCAAACTCACGGTCGTACTGGTCATATTCCAGTCCAAACAAGGCGTTCAGGCCGGGTTCCAACTCTTTTACAAGTTGCGCTCTACTAATAGCCATATCTCAGCCCTCCTATACGCCGGTGGTTGAAACAGTACCACCAGCAATAGCGCCATTCGGGCTCTGGAAGTGGTTGTTCAACCGCACAAGGACAGGGATACCAGCAGCGGAGAAGTCCTCATTGAGAGCATCCTCCTGCCAACCAAGAACACGCATGTTTAACGTATTCGTGGTCGCTATCGTGCTTATAGCGAGAGCCCCTGACGAGTTGCCAGTGGTTGTGCTGCCGCTAGTTCCACTAGAGAAATTAGCGTTAGCGAAAACTCCCGCTCTGGCGGTAGCCTTGCTTGTCCAACTAGCGTCTGTCGCAATACTAAAGACCTGCATTGGATCATCCGCAACGAAAGCCCTCACAGGATGGTTACTATCCGCTCCTGATCCGGGCCAATAATTACTCCACGTAGGTTTACCCGTGGTGCTCGCGACATACCTACAGCCCATGAAAGCACCAAGTAATCCAACAGTGCCACCTGCCGCTGCGCCCACAACGTCAATATACCCTGTAGACAGGGGAATGACGGGCGTACCGAAATAAATGACATTGCTGTTTCCATTAGCGATCTCATACTGTGTATATCCCGTAACACCCGTGGAGTTGGAGTTCTGCCCGAACTTTGATACGGGCTTTAACCCCCACGCTCCATTTGTGTTTGCCATTTCTAACTCCTCTCGGCAAAAGGATCACAACAGTAAGTCCTACCTACCTCTATGTAGATTTAGGACCTCCAAACGTAACACGCGACTGGCGCTCAGGTTTCTGAATCGCCATCGAAGGGTGCTGGTTTTCCTTGAAGAGATCATTGTCAACGGCCTGCATGGCATCAGAATTCTGCTTCTGAAAATAACTCTTGCGCTCGCCAACAATCTCTTCTGGTATCCGTGCCAGCAATAACCCGCCCACACCGAAGACGCCTTCGTACTTACCGCTATCAATAGTGGGTGCCTCAAAATCTGGGTATTCGTCTTTCCGAACCAATTCCCAGCCCTCTCTCATTCGGGCAGAGATATTTTTCCGGTCATCAAAACCCCTGACTTCGGAGCGAATCCACCTATGAACGAAGCCTTCAGGTGGGGTAGGCGCATCCAATAAGGATGGAGGGGCCCAAGGTTTCCTTCGCGGCTGCGCCGCTCTGGTCTTGGAGGCGCGAGGAGTCTTATCTATTTCTTGCTCAACCATTTCATTTCTCCTAGCGTTTATACTTCGCGTACTCGTCAAGAGGAACCCCGAGCTTCCGAGCTATCGCAACTTCGCTGGGGGACAGTCTTACTGTTTTGCGCCCAAAAGAACTGGAGCGTGTTGCAGATGCCACGGCCTGCTGTGGCCTTCGGCTATCTGAAGAGATGACGGTCCCATTAAACTTATGGGGAAACGCCTCTTGTATCCTTTTATCAAGTTCACCGTAATACTCTCTTGACTCCGTGTCAAAACCTTCTTCCTCGACAAGTCTCTTATGTATGCCGAAGGCTGCAAAGGTCATGGCATCGTCGTCACCAAACCACGGATTTTTACTCGCCCATTTCTCCGCTTTCGGATCTGGCCTAACAGGAGCCGCCTGCTGGGGTTGCCGAGCCTGCGCTTGAGCCTGGACCTGCGCTTGAGCCTGGGCCTGGGCCTGGGCGGTCTTTTGCTGTAATTGGGCAGCTTTTACCCGTTCTTCCTCTATGGCTAACTGGGCGAGCTTTTTATTTAACGCTACTTGGGTAGAGGTATCATTCGTTGCTATCGCCGTTTCTAAATCTCTAGCCAAAGACTCATTTTGCGTAGCAATGCGATCTCCATATTCTGCAACATAGCCCTCATCTAAACTCTGGACCCTGTTTTTTAAAGACGCATTCTCCGCCTGCATGTTCTTTGCATAGTTTATCGCGGCGTCCTGCTGTCTCTCGGCTTCTCTAGCCTTCTTGGTAAGTTTGTCTATCCTGCGTTGGACATTCTTACTGTAGTTCTCATGCTCTTCACCGGAAGAAGCTTCCGCAGAAACAGCCTCTATCTCCACATCTACTTGTTTACCGGAATCCGGAAGATCCACGGTCAGTTCATCTTGGTCAATTTCTGGCATGGCACGTCCCCATGTTAATAGTGCAGGATATCATCCGGATCCTGTATAACGGCTATGACCTCATCGTCATTTAAAATGCGAACCTCCCCACCGTCTATCTTAAAGCGAGCACCCGCGTAGCGACCAAAAATAATCCAATCCTTTTCCGCGCACCAAGGGCCACCAGGAA